TTTGATTTTGGGCATGGGGCCGCTGCGGTCGGAGAGGCGGAGGAGACGGCGGGCGGGGATGAGGCCGGCGCGGTGGAGATTGGCGGAGAAGATGCGCCGGGAGATCCACTTATTCACGGCAGCATAAAAGGCGGGGGCTTTGAGACGGCGGGCCTGATAGATGTTGAGCGCGGCGACGATGCGGGCCCCGATGGTGCCGCGCAGGGCATCCGCGCGCGCGGCGGAACGCTGCCCGGCCTTGGTGGAGGAGGCAGGGCCGCGGGCGGCCTGGGCGGAGAGGGAGGAGGACTGGGCGACCTGAGTTTTCAGGTAGGTTTCGATTTTGCGGCGATCGCCTGCCGGAATGTTATTGAGGGCGGCTTCCACCCAATAACGCATGATTTTCTGGACGGAATCCTCAAGGGATTTGCCGCGCAGGAGACGGCCGCGGGCCCAGGCCTGCATGGAGTCGAGGGCGGAGACGTCTGTGATGGTGATGGTGGCATCCATGGGGAAAAATTGAGAAATTGGGAAATTGGGAAATGGGGAAATGGGATTTTTACATTTTCCAATTTTTACATTTTCCAATTTTCGTCAGGTGATTTTTTCGAGGGAGAGTTCGAGTTGCTGGCCTAGTTGTTGATAGTCGAGGATGCGGTAGGGGATGGCGGTGGCGGGGGTATCGTAGCCGAGGAGGAGGGTGGTTTTGTTGCGCAGGGGGGCGTAGGGCAGGCCATCCGGGGCGGTGTCCTGGAGGAGGTGGAGGGTGATGCGGTTTTCCGTTTCGGTGAGGAGGCCCATGACATCGCGCTCACGCAGGCGGGCGGGGCCCTGATGCACGTGGTTGATGATTTGGAGGGTGTAGCCTTCCGGGGTAAAGGGGTAGACCTCCGCCGTGGGGGGAAACCAGGCCATGAGCGGGCGGGCGGCGAGGTCCGTGGAAAAGTGGACGGCGGCACGGCCGGCGATGTGGCGGAGGAGGGCGGGGAAGGACAACTTGGGAAATTGGAAAATTTAAAAATTGGGAAATTGGAAAATGGGAAATGGGAAATGGGTTATTTTTGCATTTTCCCATTTTTCGATTTTCCTATTTTGTTAATGGAAAACGGCCCTGCCCCCCTTTTTAAGTGAGGACAGGGCCATCCCATTCCAGTATCAACAAATCTTTTTTTAGCCGAGCATGATGGCGAGGTGCTCTGGCTTTTCGATGGCCACACCCCAGGAGATGCCGACCTCATAGGTGAGCATGCGCTGGCCAGGCCAGGCGCACAGTTCGAAGCTGAGACCGGAGACGGGATCGGTGATGGTCTCGCGCAGGACGGCGAGATCCTGCTGATCCGGGGCGGCCGGGAGGCGGGTGCCGAGGAGGATGGCGTTGTCGGTGAAGGCGAGGTTGGCAGTGAAGTTAGCACCGATGGTCATGGCGGTGGCGGATGCAGGGATGGCCTGACGCAAGCCGGGAGCGGCGATGACGATGGTGCCAGCGGCGGTGACGCCGGTGGTGACGACGTATTTGTTGGTATCGCCAGCGAAGATAATGATGTCACCTGCAAGGACGGTGCCGCTGCCGGTGATGATAGGGATGGAGGTGGTGCCAATGGCGAAACCGGCGGCACTGCTGGTGTAGCTGGTGCCGGTGCCCTTGGTGACGGTGGAGATGATGTTATCCTCCCGGATGGCGAAGCCGTTGACGTCGATGAGGACGCCCTGATTTCCGGTGCCGGCAGCAAGCGTGTTGTTGGCGGTGAGGGGGTTGTTCAGCAGGGTGCGCAGGGCGGCGCCGGCGGTGGTGTTGATAACGAGGGAGCGGCCACTGGCAGGAGCGCCATTGTCGTCAAGGATCTTCCTGACCTGGGCGGATTCCCCTAAGTTAGTGGCGAAAGCGGTGGTGCCTGCGGTGCCAAAGGCCCGGGTGGCGGCAACACGGGCGGCAGCCCAAATGTCGGTGCTGATTTCCGCAATGGCGGCACGGTAGGCCTGGGCAATCTGGGCCTGCATGATGGTGAGCATGCCAGGGCCGCGGCTAAGGGATTTTTGCTCCTCGCCGGTCCAGCTGAAGGGGAAACAACGGCTCTTACTGATAGTAAAAGCGACATTGCCAATGGTCTGATCTGCCCGGGTGGGGAAGGCCATGGCGGGGGTGATGTCGCGGCCGGCGGTATTGACCGGAGCGACGGGGGAACGCAGGCTGGCCCCGAGGGGCATCTGGTCTGCGCTGCTATCGCGCATGACAGAAGGGATGAGGCCGCAGAGTTCGCGGCTGACTACGTCGAGGGCGGCGTAGGCGTCTGGGACGAGGTTAGTGAAAGTGGCCATGTGTTAGATAAGTGAGAGGTAAGGGTGGGGGCGGAGGGACGGTGGGGTGTTAGTTTTGGGATTCGGAGATGCGGCCCCCGGCAGTGGAGAAGGCCATTTTTTCGACAGGGGCGAGGGCGCGGAAGGCCTCCAGGCTGATGGGGGCGGGAATGGAGCCGGTGAAGGAACCGGAAGGGATGGGCGGGGTGCCCCCGGCGTGGATGCCGCTGGCGGCGGCGAGGGCGATGGCTTCTGCTTTGACTTTTTCCGGCATTTCCGCTAGGGCGGCGGTGGCGGTGGCGAGGGCGGTTTCGCGTTCGGTGAGGGTGGCGGTGAGGGTGGAGAAGGCGTCGTTGATGATAGCCAGGGCGGTGTCGCGCTCACCAAGGGCGGCCTCGGTGGCGGTAAGTTTTTCGGTGAGCGCGCCGATGTTGCTTTCAGCTTTGGCGACGAGGGCGAGGGCGGCGGCTAGCTTTTCTGCGCCGGCGGTGGCGGCAGAAACGGGAGCGTGGGACCGGAAGTTAAGAAAGTTAGGAAGAGACATGGGCGGCGTCGGTGAAGGTAGGGCGGTTATTAAAGGGGCGGGGTCAAAGGAAAATTGGGAAATTGGGAAATTGGGAAATTGGGAAATTGTTATTTCTGCATTTTCCAATTTTTACATTTTCCCATTTCCCATATGGGCGGCGAGGTCGTTTAGCCAGGATTCGGCATCGGAGGAGGGGCTGATGCCGTCGTGGAGGGCGGCAGGGGCTTTTTCGACTTCCCAGCTTTGGCCTTGCATATCTTCGATGGTGACAGCGGGGCGGCGGGCGGTGATGCCGGCTCGTAGGGCGGCGGAGAGGGTGGCGATGCTATCCTGCACCAGGGCATACCAATCGGCAGACCAGGCGATGCCGGGGGTGCCGAGGCCTTTGTATTTGCCGTCAGTGTGGAGGCGGGCGTCGATGCCCATGTCCCGATAAGCGGCGGAGGTGTCGTAGGTGGTGGCCATGACTCCGATGGAGCCGATGACGGCTCCGGGCAGGCATTGGATGGGCCCGGCGGCATTGGCAAACAGATAGGCGAGGCTGCAGGCCATGCCGGTGACAAGGGAGATGACGGGGAGGGTGAGTCCGGCGAGGGCCGCGAGGGTGCTATCCATGCCGGTGACGTAGCCGCCGGGGCTATCCCAGAGGAGGGCGATGCCGCGGATGCGGGGATCTGCGGCGGCGATGCGGCCCAGGGCGTGGATGCGGTCGGTGTTATAATAGCCGTAAAAGGCTTCCAGCTCGGCGGCGGCGCCCTTGAGCAGGATGCCGCGGATGGGCAGGACGAGGAGGCCGGAGGCTTCGTCGAAAAAGGGATGGAGGGCTTCATCCGCCATTTCCTGACAATACTCCATCCATGAATCGGATGAGGTGGTGGGCTGGTAAATGGCGAGGGCCTGCTCTGCCGCTGCGTGATGGGCGGGATGGATGCCCCAGATGCGGATGGCGGGATCCGGAGCGGCTGCGGCGAAGGGGCAAAGGGCTTCTGAAAGGGTGATCATGGGATTAAGATAGGAAATGGGGTGGCGGATGGGGGGGCGCTAGCTGGCTTTTTGAAATTCCTGCAGGAGGGCGCGGAATTGTTGGACGGTGGATTCTGCCGTAGGGGTGGGGGCGGTGCCGTTTTTGGCAGGCAGCCAGCCGGTGAGATCGCCAGGCTGCAGGCCGGGGGTGGTGGCTTCGAGGTTCCGGCAGTAGGCGATTTCCTGGGCGCACTGGGTAAGCTCTTCTTCCCAATCCATGCCTAGCTCTTCGTAATAGCTGGCAAACGTGGTCATGAAGGCGGCCTTGAGTTCGATGCTGAGGCGGCCGATGCGGGCGATGTCGGCGGTGATGTTGCGCGGGGGGCACCAGCGGACGTTCCACATTTTTTCGGGGGGCATGCCGCGCGGGGGCGGGGGGAGACGGCCGGCTTTGATTTCCTTAGCTATAGCATAAACCCAGAACCGCTGGCAAAAGGGGCGGAGGTGGTTGTTATACTGATCGACGATGAATTTGACGAGGGCCTCCAGGAGGATGCGGGACCATGCGCCGCCGGGATCGTCCATGAAAAAGAGGAGCTGGTGGGGGACGCCGATGCCGGCGGCGATGTCGCGCATGAGATCGGCCTTGAAGGCCATGATGTTGGGGTGGGGGCGGTCATCGTGCAGGACATCGAGGGGCACCTGACTAAAAATGCCGGAGCTGACGAAATCCTCGAAGGCGAGGGGCGGGGCGGCGGGCAGGTCTGTGGTGGAAGCGGCCAGGGAATCCGGAGCGGCGAAGGGATCCGCCGAGATAGGCCCGGCGAGGCCGAGGGCGCTGGGGGGCAGTCCGTGGGGGGTATCCTGCCGCCGGGTGATGCCGACGGCACTGGCGGCTTTGATGGCGGTTTTGAGATTGCCGGTGATTTCGACGATGTCGCGAATGTTATTGATGGCGGGGGCGAGGGCGGTGACGCCGCGACGGGCCCCAAGGGCGTGACGGTTGGCATGATGATAGACTTGGCGGCTATCAAGGACGATTCCGGGTTTTCCCCTGGTGCCGGGGAAATGATAGGCGAGGGGGAATCCGTTGGAATCGCTGCGGATGCCATCAAACCAGGGATCTTCAAGCCCGGTGGAGGTGCCAGGATCATCCGGGCGGCCGCCTACGGTGTGCGCGCCGCGGGAGGCGATGCGGGCGGCTCCCTCGGTGGTCTCCGTGAAGACGGAAAACAGTTCGCCACGGATGAGGCGAGTTTCTGTTATATCGGTCTGATATTGGTAGAAATCGTGGACGCCGGCGGCATCAAAGATAAGCGGGGACCCGGCGACGCGCTGAAAGGCGGCTTCGAGGAGGGCGTTATAAGCCGGGTCCCCGGTGCGGGCCTGCGGGCGGAGGGAACCGACGATGCGGGCGAGGGGCTTGAGGGCGGCGGCGAGGCCGGTGTTAGCGGCAAGGGTCTGGGCGTGGACGTCAAGATCGGTGCGGGCGGAGGGGGTGAGTTGATAGGCGGGATCCGCCTGGAAGGTAAACAGGGGCTTGCGGGTGGTGGAGCGCTGGGTGCCCCACCACGGGGAGAAGGAGCGGGGAGCAAAGCCGGTGACGGAAGCGGTGGGCGCAGCGACTGGGGCAGGGGCGGATGGGGCAACGGCGGCAGGAGCGGCAGCGGCAACTGCGGCAGGACGGGGGCGGGGATGGGATCGGGATCGGGCGCGTGGCATGGTCAGAAGTGGCTAGAGCTAGGGCGCACAGAGGTATTCCCCGTGCATGCGCAGGGTGTGGCCGAGGGTGGGAGCGGCAACGGTGCCGGAGGTGGCGGCGGGATCCGCCGCGCGAAGGGCGAGGACTTCCTCACACGCAGCGAGGACGACGCCGGCATCCTCTATTGATAGGGTGGCATTTTGCCCGAGGGCGGAGAGGCTGGTGGTGAGGCCAAAAGCGACGGCCTCTGCGCTCGCCTGGATAGCCGCGACCTCCGCCGGGGTCTTCCGGAGGAGGATTTTTACAAGCAGAGGCTGAGAGAGGGCGGCCATATTAAGGGCCGCAGGTCAAACCAGTTCCGAGTGCGAAAGTTCCGCAGGCGAACAAGCCATAGGTCTAACCATTGCGTGCAGCGAACGGGCCTTCCGGGCTGCGGGTTAATTCGGGAGCGTCAGCAGGCCCGTCGCTGACGCATACGTTCAGCAGATATTCAGAGGCGTGCATTCTTGATCTTGGCGGCGATCCATGCGGAGCGCGTGAGTTGCCCTCGTAGTGCGTCCAGCCTGTCCCATAGTTCGGGCGGCAGGTTGATGCTGGACGTTGTGACCGTCCTGCCTGTGCCGACGCCAGGCTTGCGCCCAGCGCCTTCGCGTTTTCCTCCTCGGGTTGGTTTCATAGCGCAAATACGGATTCGATGATTTCATTCGGAGCGCCGATGGCTTGCAACTCATGAAGGACAGCACGGCGGGCGGCTGCGAGATACTGGCGGGCGAATTCCGTAGGGTTTCCGTTTTCCAGCTTATCGGCCAAGTATTCCCGTTGATAGGAGTATTGGTTGGAGTGGATTTCCAGCGTTTCGGATTCGATGGCGTTTTCAATTTGTGAGGCGTTCATTTTTTCGGGTGGTTGAGGTGGCCGGGGGATTGAACCCCGGCGGGTTTGGATTTAGGCGAGGAGTCCGCGCCGGCTGGCGTGGTTGATTGCGAGGCGGGAGACTATGTTGATTTTGGCGGTGAGGAGTTCCATGATGAACTCGTCGCTTGCTTGGTTGAGGGTTTCGGTTAGGCGCTTTGCATTTTCGATGCTGACCAGTTTGATTCCGGCAAGTTCAGTGCGGAGGGTTTCGATTGCGGCGGTGTGGTTGGTGTTGGACATGCGCAAACCCTACCGCCCCTTTTGATTCCCGTCAACATCTTTTTTCATCTTTTTTCATTTATTTTCACTCCACCCCAAAAGAGCTGAACAATGCGCGGATGGTCAACCGGCCATAACGTCCATCTTGGATTCAGGCTCCAGCGTGGCCGGTGCCATCGCTCATGCGTTCGCCGGATGCTAGATTCATGCTGCATTTGCATTGGCTTTAGGGAGGGCGGAGTGAAGGACTTTTAACATTTTAAGGCAGTCGCCAAAGTTGTTGCGGAGGCCGGCGGGGACATACCAGCGGCGGATCTCTTGGGCGGGGCCGCCGCCGCGCGGCTTGTGCATAATGGTGCCGTATCGCTCGGCCTGGAGTTCCATCAGAAATCCGTTATAGCTGATTTGGTTTTCTTCGAGGGTGGCATCCGGCAGGTAGCGGGGGAGGAGGATGCGGGGGAGGGCGCGGGCTTGGGTTTGGGTTTTGCTATCGGGTGCGCCGGGGGTGGGATCAAAGGCGAGTTGATAGTGGTAGAGTTCCGATTTGAAATCGGGATCCCGGAAGAGGATGAGGGGGAGGCTGATGGTATCCGACAGGGTGGCGGAGGAGGTTTTGAGCAGGACATCGAGCTGATTCGCGCCCCGGCCTTTCATGGGCACCCACTTATAACGGATGCTGCCACCGCTGCGCACCATGCCGGCGCGCTGAACAAATTTATAAACGGTAGTGGCGGTGGGGTCTACCTCGTCGCCTTTGGCACGGTGTCCACTATCAATCACGGCGTGGGTCACAAAAACAGGGGGGACGATGCCGCCGGGGAACCGCTCCAAATTGGCGGCGGTATCCGCTAGCTGGACGGGGATGGGGCGTTGCCGGAGGGTTTCCAGTTCGTCGGTGTCCTGGGCTTCGCCCCAGTCTAACACGAAACAATCGCCGCGGGAGTTGAAGGCAGCGAGGACCCACGGGAAATAAGCGGCGTCTTTTTGGACGTCGGCGGCCAGACCGACGATGCTGGGGATGATAGGGCAGATGCCGCGCCCGTAGTGGGAGGCATGCTTCAGGAGGCTTTCGAGGGTGCGGGAGGATCCGTCTTTTTCGAGGGCACGGGGCTCTGCCAAGTGGGAGCGGCGGGCCCCGGCATAACGGGTCTCGCCATCGCGCTGGGCCTGCAGGAGGGAGGACATAACAAAGCCCCACGATGAGGCTTTGCCAAAGAGGACGGCTAGATCGGTGACGAGGGCAGACCAGACGTGCCGGGAGACGGCGCGGGTGGTGGGGACGTGGCGGCCGGCGTTGAAAAAGGCGGTTTTGGCGGAGACGCTGTCAGGGATTTGATATTGGCAGGAGGGGCATTCCCAGAAGGTTTCTTCAGCCACGCGGTCGAGATCAAGGTCGCCGGCAAGGTCGCGGCAGTGCTCGGTTTTGAGGTTGTGCTCACTGATAGGGTGCTCAATCCCGCAGCCGGGGCAGGGGCAACGGAATTCGCGCTGGTCGCCTCGCAGGTAATGCCGGTGGATGCGGGTGCGGGGCTGGGCGGTTTCCGGTGAGGCCTGGGGATCGTAGCGGTTGAGGGGACAACAGAGGCGGATGATTTTGGACCCGCGGGCGTTTTTGGTGCGCTCGGCCTGGGCGACGTCGAGGTCCTGGGCTCCGCCTTTGAGGATTTCCTCCATGGTGTCGGACTCGTCTTCTACGAGGATGAGGATTTGTTTGTTGCGGAGCTGGTCTTCGGTAGGGGATCCCAGGAAGATTTCGATGCCGTTGACTTTGAAATGGAGGGCGGCTTGCTTTTTATCTCCAATGATAGTGGCCCCGAAAATTTGCTCAAGGTAGGGCCGCCAGTAGACGGTGGAGACTTTCCGGGCCTCCGGATCGGAGCCGATGAGGTATAGGATATTCCCGGGATCGTGCCGGACCCGATGGACGCAGGCGGCGATGACGGTGGTGGAGATGCCGCCCGCGCTGGACTTCATGATGTTGAGTTCGCGGGCGTCAGGATCGGCCAGGAAATCGAGGATGACGCGGGACTGGGGATTGAGGGACAGGTCGAGCGGCTTGCCGGCATCGGTGGAGGATTGGCCGGCGGAAATGGTGAGTTTTTCCCGGATCCATTGTTCGATGGACATTTCGGGCGAAGGATTCCAGTGGCTGAGGAGACGCTGGGCAATGGCGCGGTCCATCACATCCGACGGGGGATCCACCGCAAGGAGCGGGCGGGCCAGATTGAGTTGATCGAGGAGAGAAAACACGGCGAGAGTTAGGCGATCTGGAAGGAGACAGAGGCGAGGCGTTCCCCTACAGTGGCGAAAAATTGGCGACAGAAATCAGAAAAAGTATCGCGGGAATCGGAGGCCAGCCGAGCTTCCCGTCGCAGAGCTATCATTTCTTCCGTGAGATAGCGGGGGAGGAGGATGCGGGGGAGGGCGCGGGCTTGGGTTTGGGTTTTGCTATCGGGTGCGCCGGGGGTGGGATCAAAGGCGAGTTGATAGTGGTAGAGTTCCGATTTGAAATCGGGAT